TGTATGCCTCTGAGGAGGAGCAGCGTGAAGTTAGCCTAAAGCCAACTGCAGGCATGGCATCAGCCGCAAAACGCGGGCTGCGACTGCACGAAGAAGGCAAGAGTGGTGACGGGCTGAAACCGGAGACGGTTCGTCGCGCCAACAAGCTAGCCAACCGCGAGGAAATGAACCGCGATTGGGTTGTTGAGATGAACGCATGGTTTGCCCGCCACGCTTCGGACAAAAGGCCAGGGTGGGATAAGCCGGGAGATGAGTCGCCATCTTTTGTCGCACACCTCCTGTGGGGGGGGTTTGCAGCCCGCGAATGGTCAGCGCGCAAGGTTGCGCAGCTAGAGAAAGACAGGAGTTTCATCATGGAAATGGAACGTCGCGATATTGAGTTTCAGGATGACGATGAACTCGTCGTGGAGCAGCGATCTGACGGCACGCCTGTCATTCGCGGGTATGCCGTCACATACAACAGATTGTCTGTGCCGCTTGGTGGATTCCGCGAACGCATCCTGCCAGGAGCGTTTGACGAGGTGTTGAATCGCAAGCAAGACCGCGTCGATCTTGTGAGCTATTTCAATCACGATGCCAACATCATGCTTGGCCGAGAGTCGAGCGGCACGCTGCGGGTCTGGTCTGATGATCGCGGCGTTGGGTTTGAGGTAACGCCACCGAAGACACGCGCAGATATCCTTGAGCTAATCGCTCGAAAAGATGTGCGTGGAGCAAGCTTTACGTTTGCTCTATCAGGCCCAGAGTCCGAGAACTGGGTCGAAGAGAACGGCATGCCGATTCGCGAGGTGCGAACCGCGAAGATTTACGAACTTGGCCCGGTAGTGCAGCCAGCGTATCCATCGACGGCAGTGTCTGTAGCTATGCGAAGCCTGGAGGCGTGGCGTGCAGAGCAGCAAGCTATTGAAGTGCCTGAGATTCAGCAGTGCAGGCAAATGCCATCTGCCTTGGCAAAGCTTAAGGCAGCGATTCTACGGAGTCTGTAGTGAATTCTGGAAGCGTATGCAATAAGTGCGGTCGCGGTCGCATGCGGACGATTTCTAGTCGGCAGGCTGGTGACCGGATGCAGCTGCGATATTTGGCGTGTAGCAACTGCAGCAATCGCTGTAAGTCTCTTGTTGCTGCATCCGCTGTTTTTCGTCGTTCTATCGTAGAACAGCAATCAGCGTCAAAAACATAACCTGCCGGTATCGTGGCCGTCAGGAACGGATTTCCACCGCTCACAACGGAGAGCCAAGGATGGCTAATAAGATTAAAGATTTGCAGGACCGCGCAGCCGCTGTGGCTGCCGAACTTGAAGAGCTGCATCAGATTGAGGATCGCAGCGAAGAGCAAAACGCCAAGATGGAGCGTCTGACTGCCGAGGCCGATTCGATCGTGCCAGAGCTTCAGCATGAGAAGGCGATCGCTGATCGCATCTCAGCCATCCGCGCTGCCTCGCAGGCCGCTGCCGCACCCGTAGAGGTTGCTGCTGTGCCAAAGGCTGCTAGCAAGCCAGCTGCTCGCTATAGCCGACTTCGGGGCTTCCAGAGTGCCGATGACGCTGAAATCTGTGGTCACTGGATTCGCGGTCACCTGCTTGGCAAAGAAGACTCGCGGCAGTGGTATCACAACAACGTCGAAGAGCGAGCCCTGTCCTCTGCTGATAACAGCAAGGGAGGTGTGTTTATTCCAGAGAGCTTCGCTGCTACTGTTATTCGTCTGGTTGACGAGTTTTCGGCTATCCCGCAGCAAGCCAACGTCGTGCCGATGGCGAGCGAAACGCTCTACATTCCACGCCGCACTGGTGGCAACACTGCTTACTTCGTCTCGGAAAACTCTGAGACAACTGCTTCCGATATGGCGACCGACAACGTGATGCTCTCGGCAAAGGATTGCCGTGTTGCTTCGCGAGTTCCTAACAGCCTCATCGAAGATTCGGTGGTCGATCTTGCCGGTCTGGTGGCAACTGAGTTTGCCCTGGCTCTCAGCCAGAAGATTGACGATGCTGGCTTTGCTGGTGACGGCACAAGCACGCATGGTGGTATCCGAGGCATCCAGTGGAAGTTTGAGAACGAGACGCTTACGGCTGGAACCAACGATTCCGGCGAGTCGGCTCTGTCGTCTCTGACGATCGATGACTTCGCAGAGCTTATCGGTAAGCTTCCTAGCTACGCGCGTGCTGGTGCAGGGTTCTATGTGACTCCGCAGGTTTACAGCACCGCGATGCTTCCGTTGATGCTGTCGGCTGGTGGCGTCTCTGCTGCTGAACTTGCCTCCGGTGCAAGCGAGCAGCGGTTCATGGGCTACCCGGTGTTCTTCAACAACTCGATGCGAACTTCGGTGAGCAACGGACAGGTCGTCTGCCTCTTCGGCCAGATGGGTCTTTCGACTCACTACGGCCTGCGGCGTGACATCACCGTGCGTGCCTCGACTGACCGTTACATCGAATTTGATCAGACTTACTTCCAGGCGACGTGTCGATTTGACATCGTGACGAGCGATGTTGGTGATGCTTCGACCGCCGGTCCTGTTGTGGCTCTCACCCTCTAATTAGGAGATAAAACCAAATGGATTTGGTTCAGAACAGCAAAAGCTCTGTTGGTGTGAGCTATGTCAACAGCGCTCAGACGGCGTCTCACAGCATTGATTGCATTGGCTTTGATGCCATTAGCGTCGATGCTATTGTGCAGACGAATGAAGAAACCACAGCACCAGCTGTGGTCAAGTTTGAAACGAGCGACGACAACACTACCTTTGCTACAGTCACGGGTCTTATCCAAGACACTGACTACACGCTGGCAGGTGTTGCGAATACCGCTGATGCCAACGTGACGCGGTTTGATGTGTCGCTTAAGGGTCTTGAGCGGTATGTTAAGATTAGCGTCACCCCAAGCGGTGACGTTGGGACCAACGACGCCTCGATTGTTGTTGCCGCTCGTCTGCACAAGGCAGAGGCTGGCATTGACTCGGCCAGCGATGCTGGCGTCGAAGCTCGCGCAGTTAAGTAGTTCGATTACCTTTAACGCAGGAGGAATGCCGTGGGCGCGGCTTCAACTGTGTCAGGTGTAAAGCCTGCTGAGTTAGAGACGGCATCGGGGAAAGTCCGCGTGGCCTGTGCGATGAGTACGCCACGCCTTGGCTGGAACGATCATGTGTTCTGCTGGCCGCGCGGACTGCTCCCCTATCGGATAGCTCCGGTACGCTTTGAGGGTGCGTTTTGGGATCAATGCCTCGATCGTGTCTTAACTGACATGGTTGAAGCAGATGACGATTCTAATTTGCCACCACTGTGGATTCTGGTTCTCGACTATGACACTGTGTTTGAGCAGGACGCTGTACCGCGTCTTCTGACTTACGCTGCTGCAAGCGATTACGATTTTGTGGCGGCAGTGCAGATGAAGAGGCGAGTTGCCGAACCTCTCTTCACAATGGTTGATGAGAAGGGTGACCGCATTAGCGAGGTTAAGCGTGGCGAGTTGCTGCTAAACAATATTGTTCCAGCCAACACTGCCCACTTTGGTCTTTCGCTGTTGCGAGCCAGCGCCCTTAAGAAAATGGAGCGTCCTTGGTTTAAGGGGGTTCCGAACAAAGATGGTAAATGGGCCGAGGGCAGGACTGATCCAGATATTTGGTTCTGGCAGCAGGCTAAGAAGGCTGGCTTAAAGGCTGGCATCTGCACCCGCGTGACGGTTGGTCATATAGAATGTTGGATCAAGTGGCCTGACAAAGGTATGGGCCAGCTGCTACAGCATCCAGGGGAATTCTGGGACAACAACGGCAGGCCACCGGAGGAGTGCTGGTCATGAGAGTACGGTTCTGCAGGCACTACCAAACCTATCGTCGCGGTCAGTGCTATGACCTTGGTGACGGCGTTGCTCGCAGCATGATGCAGATGGGCGTTTGCGAGCCTGCACCTCAGTCGCTGTTTGAGAATGCTGCAGCACCTGAGCCGGAAAAGGTTGAACGTGCGATCGCACCAGTTGCCAAGAAGCGTGGCCGTCCTCGCAAGAAGAAGGCAGTATAATGACGTTCTACGGTTGGCAGAGCGCTCGTAGCACTACGCGGTCATATCGATCATTGGTTGTGGCGACGGAGCCTACAGCTGACGATCGGCCTGTGACCGTGGCTGAAGCTAAAGAGCATTTGCGAATCGTAGACTTCACCGATGACGATGATTACATCGCCGGTCTAATCGACGCTGCCAGGAAGTGGTGCGAAGATTACTG